GGACTCTGATAGCCCCCAGTAGACATGTATACCACGCCCTGAGTTAACTATAAGAGGTTCTGGTAGTTCTAACGCCACGCGGAACTCTTCTAACCTACGTAGTGCGTCAGCTTGTGTGGCAAAGCCTTTGCGTTCAGCTACCTTGTCTTCGCCAACATCTAAATCTAAAAAGAACGACTTGATCTGCTTGGCATCTTCGCCCTTACGAGTCTCCTTCTTTCTGAAGTTACTCATAGCAAAGTACACATCTTGCCCTTTACTATCGTAATACTCGGTGGCTTCTGCGAGATCATCTACCGAGTCGAAGTATGTTTGCCGTACCCCGCTCGACGTTAGATTATATTGTAGGGCAACGTATACCCCTTCAGCGGGTAGCACCCACTGTAAAAATTCTCTTGTATTCATGTTCTGCACCTATTGCCGAGGGACAGTATGGCAGGGGTGTCGGCGCACCCTCTTCGGTATTACCTAGCCATACTGGAGTAGTTATTTAGGGTTAGTCATCCCAACCTTCAATAACTGAACTCAGGTCGCCGTCGTCTTTGGGTGCAGGCGCGGACTTCTTAACGACCTTCGTTGGTTCCGCTACTTCAGCGGTATCTGGCTCATCACCAAATATATCATCAGAGTCATCATCATCTAACTCGACACTGGTACTCTTTACACTACTGGTAGTATCACTAAACGGATTATCAGGTTGTGCTACAAAACCACCTTCCACAACGCCGAAGGGCGAACGTGAAACCATAGGCTTGTATTCAGTTACCTGAACACCGTTCAAACGCAAGCTAACCCCGTTGTCCCGCATAGAGTACGGTACGAAAGTGAAAGCAAGATTCACGGTACTGCCGCTGGTCAACTGAAAATCCGCTGGCAGCTTAGTGTTCTGTGCGTCAACTTGTATTGGTGGGGTAGTCTTATCAGTGCCGTAAGCACCTTTCAACTTACACTTACCAATGAAGTTACCGTCATCGTTCTTCTTGAATGGAAGAGCAAACTTATCAGGCCAGCTACTTTCTTTCTTGGTCTTATAAGCCGCAACCATCCCCTTGTATAAGGCTTTAGCTTCGCTCTCAGACATAACGAAGGACATCGAATACTCTGCACCATCATCTAGTGGGTCACATTTGACAGACGCACCGTTCTTACCAGCTTTGTTATCAAACTTGTAAGTGGTATCTAGTTTTGGGTAAAGGGCTTCTACGCCTTCGATTGTGTAGTACATATTATTATCAGCCATTGTTGGTCTCCTTAACTTAGGCTATTTATATTGAACCCTTCAGTCGTAGAGAAGGGCGAACCTTCTCGGTTGTAGGGGCTAACGTCGAAAGCAATCGCTGCTAACGTGTCATCGTCATCCACCATCAACCTGACTTTCTGTAGTTCCTTTTCTTCTAAAGGTCTTTGTGGGTAGAAAAACAACTTCGGTACAGGACTCCCTGCATCAAAACTTATCCTCGTCACCACTGCTGCGCTGGGCGTTCCATGCCCACTCAAAAACTTGGCGTAGGCTTGTAGAGGCATAGAACTTCTACCTCCGGCCTTACCAAATATGGATGAGGCGGGTACTTGCAACTGGTACACCGTGTCTAACGCTTGCCCTTCAACAATTGCTAGGCGCTGGCTGAACCTGCAAGCCCTACCCCCTCCACTACCAGAACCTCGGACATTGTTAGTGCAGTCAATACAACGCGCACTCTGTCTCTGCTCTGGTGGTACTTCAGGTGCGGGTCTCTGGGTATCACTAGACCAACATGTAGGCAGACGTTTGGCTTTAGGGTCGTAGTCACCTTTGTAGTACGAGCGCGATACTGCCGCTGCGTTTACAATAACTACGTCTATAGCTGTGCTGTCTGTCTGTAGGTCTAACCCAGTAAAATTACTACCCTGTATACTAACTCGGCGCACTATGCGTCTTCGTCAGCGTCGAACTCTGCTGCAATGTCTTCCGGCTGCACCGGCTGGGCGTTTGTAACACCTGCCATTAGAGCTTCGGACACCTTGGCTAACGCAAATCTCTGCGTCTTGCCGACCTTCACATAAGTATCTGAGGGTATAACACCATCCCGTACCCATTTACGGGTCGTGGATAATGACACACTAAAATACTTTGCGACATCTTCAATGGGAACTAATTGCTCCATTACTTACCCTTCCTTATTGTTAGCGCGAATTCTGCGTCTACGTTTAACCCCTTCGGAAGAAGGTCTGGGTTCTCTTCTAGGAACTCCTTTACATTCTTCTGGTTGAGTCGTTTGTCCAAGAACTCTGGTACTTCATGTTCAAGAATAAACTTGTGCATGTTCTCCCAATCGCTAGTCCAATACTTCTGCTTAACCGTACGGTAAAACGTACCAGCGTCTGTCTTAACACTTTTGAGGTCGTTCTCTTTCAAGTAACCCAGTAACGCGCTTCTTATTTTGTCTTGCTGACTGACTAATTCGTCGTCAGCTTCCTTGTATTCAGCGGATAACTTATCCCGTTCTGCCTTGATCTTGAGGTAAACCTTAGTCATCTTAGCTAGGGGTATGCCACCCGCACCTATCGCATCAGCCATGTCCTTGTCCTTTCATTGCCGAGAAAGGTAATATAAGGGTACATAGTGCCTTATGCAAGTAGTTCCTTGTATAAATCAATAATTTTTGTGTGTGAGTCTAATTTGTTATCTAGTAATGCGTATACATGGCGTTCTACATCAGAACCTTGTAACTGGACAACCGTACACTTGTGGTCTTGACCGGCTCTATGTATTCGAGCATTAGCCTGTGCATAGGTCTCTACTGAACTGGTCGGCCCCCACCATACAATCGTATTCGCCGCAGTGAGTGTTACCCCGTGTGCCGCAGCCTGTGGCTGGATAACTAACACCTGTATACCGTCTTTGTCTTCTTGGAATGCTTTGAATATCGCAGTACGTTTGGCTGCTGGTACGCTACCGCTGATGACTTCGGTGTTTATGTTGTCCCCGCGTAGCTTGTCAGTGAGTATGGCTATGGTGTGTTTGAACGGTACGAACACTATGACTTTCTTACTAGACTCTACTATTACTTCACGTAACACGTTGTACCGATGCTTGATGTCGAACTCTATCGTGTCTTTACTATCGGAGTACACAGCACCGCCAGAGATCTGTAGTAACTTGTTCATGTTGACCGCTGCCGTAGCCGCAGTTACCTCTTCACCTGCCGCTTGCATAATCATTTTGTCTTTGAGTTCTTTGTAGTACTTCTCTTGCTGCCGTGTAAGCGCAACCTCACGAGTCACATACACTAGCTCCGGTAGATCTAGGCACTCTTCCTTGGTGAACCTGATCGCTGGCTGTAATGCCTCAAACACCGTTTCCGTAGCACTGGGCTTAGGAACCCACTTGAAGTTAGTCACCTTGTACATGACCTGATCGCGGAACGACCCCATGAAGCGTGGCACAGACTTCGGGTTAACAAGTTTAGCCAGTCCGTAGGCATCCATCGGGCTTTGTGCAGCGGGGGTACCTGTCATCATCCACAGCCATGTGTCGGAGGTAAGTATCTTATTGAGGGTCTTCCAGCGGTCAGTCTGCGAATTCTTATAGTGTGTTGCCTCGTCTACGATTACTAGATCAAACCCACCTGCTGCGACTGCATCGGCTACTATCTTTACACCGTCATAGTTTATTATGACGAACTCAGAGTCCCCTTCTATTACTTTCTTACGTTGCGTTGCAGAGCCGTAAGCTACATCTACCTTGCGGTGCATGGCAAAGGTGAACAGGTCTTCTCGCCATGCCGAATCCATAATAGATAGGGGGCAGATTACTAGCACGCGGTTAATACGTTTCTTGTTAAGTAAAAAGTCAGCCGCCCATATAGCACTGGCTGTCTTACCTGTACCTTGTTCGTTAAAGCAAAAGGATCTCTTATTCATAGTAAGAAACCCTGCGGTAGTCTTCTGGTGTTCAAACGGCTTGAACTTACCTGTCCACTCGTACTGACCTTCAATGGGTGACGGCGCATGTATGTTCATATTCTTCAGCACATGTGCTTCGTCAATGCCCCAGTTAACCAACACTCTATTTCCTGATAACTCCTTACTCTTAGGTATCACATCGGTTACTTTACCCGGCGCACGTAATCTCATTAGTAGTGCTCTGTTATCTATAACTTTCATTATTCCTCCCACGCAAAAAGGCGTGAAGGGGGTCTCCCCCAAACACGCAAACCAAATTAGTCCCGCCTTCGACCACACGGACGGGAACGTGTCGTTACAGGTACAGCAAACCTGTGGGTCTTAACTACTTACGCTTAGGCTTCTTGCCATTGCGACTACGGTTGGCACTGCTACTTTCTACTCTGTAGCCATCTGCATTACTGCCGCCCTTACTTAACATCTTATTGTGGCTGACATCTTTGCCTTCACGCTTGTCAGCCCTACCGTTGTTATTAGCATCACGCCCCTTCTTGTCCATCGCACGCCTAGCACGCTGTCTTTCCATACGTGCTTCATGTGCCGCGCTACCTACTGGTGGGTTTGGCTGCGGCTTACGATCTGCTTTGTTCTTATACGGCATTAGTTTCTTCCGTTGTGTGGACACTCTAGTACAGGACACCATGCCTTGCACAACCCACTAGGGTTAGGGTTCCACGTATCATTGTTAAAGGCTGACTCCATGTCGCTGTACTTATCCATCCACTTAGCCCATAACTTCTTTTCATCTTCTATGGCGTAGCGGTCTCTAATAAGATCCTCACTTACCACAAACAGTAATCCAGCCCGAACAGTCTCCACTTCGGGATAGTGCTTGAAGGTAGCCAAGGCCATAAGCTCTAGCTGCCCTTTGTCCGCGTACCTTGCAGACTTGCCGGTCTTGTAGTCTATCACCCAAGCCAGCTTATCTTCACGGTTAAGTATAACTAAATCAGCAATGCCTCGGAACCACACATCATCAGCAAAGAAGCTACACGCTTCCAGATCTTCGGTTAGACCCATCTTGATTTCGCATAGCTTCTCACCTTTCTTATCGTTCAGTGCGTCTAACATACCCTGTGCATAACTGAAACGTGGGTCTAGTTCACCACCGTCGCGGATGTATATCTCCGCTGCTTCGTGAAAAGCTGTTCCATACAATGTAGCCTCAGACTCCTTGAACGGATACTGCTTGAGTA